ACTAGTACTTCCTTTTGCATTAGTTTGGTTTAATTTTAAAGCAGAAGTATTTTCTAAACTTTGATGATATACTAACCAATTTTCTGTTGCCTCTGTATTTTTTACTATAATCATTTTAGGTGCAACTCCTAATCCATGTCCAACTGTAGCATTAGCACCTGTTCCTGTATATTTAACAATACTGAAACCACTTGTAGCTGATACTGAAACAGTAGAACTTATTGAACCATCTGTATTAGCTGAACCTGTACCATTTGCTTTCCAGTTCCATGATGTATAATTATAAGATGAACTATTCCAACCACCATTATTACCACCTAAAGTAAATCCATCACTATCAAAAGAAGAAAAATTAACTCCTGTGTTATCCTCTGCACCATTAGAATTAGATTTTAAAAATGTATCAGCACTTGATACACTATTCATAAGTCTATGATGGTCAGCAAGATTTCTAGGCTTTAACCAAATAAAATCAGGTTGAAATCCAACTCCTGTTATAGCATGAGTTCCATTATTACCAGTATAAAGTTTAGTATTAAAATAATCTCCAGGTTTTTTAATTGTAGTATAAGCCATTATGAATCTAATCCTTTTGTTGATAGAGCAGTATACCCTGTTGGAACGTCATATTCAAATATTCCGTTACCACTAGCATTAGCCCCTGCTGAAGTTACTGCTGTTGTTCCGAAGTAGCCATTGCCGAAGTTTGCTCTCCAAATAGTTCCACCATAAGCACCAGCACCAATAACCCATTCTTCATTAGTATCTGTTCTTACAGAAGAAAAATCAAAATAACCTGTACCAGAAGATGGGTTAGCAGAATTTATCCAAGTTCCATTTTTAGAAAAATACACTCTTTCATTATCCATATCTAAAGCAATTCCAATATAATCTCCAGATGTAAATGTAGGAAAAGTACCTTGAGAAGTATTAGTTACAGTTACTCCCCCACTAGCAGAATTATAATTTACTCCATGAGTAATCATTGGTATATCACCTGATCCTTCACCCCAATAAGGTGCAGATGTTAAATTAACTGGACAAACTCCTATATGTGGATTTGCTCCACCAAAAGTATCTAATAATATTTCTGCATAATATTTTCCAGATGTAACTGCTATTGTTGCAGGAGCTGAACTTTGTGGACCACCTGAAGTTGCTGTACTTTTATATTGTGTATTTCCATTATCAAAAGTAACTCCTGAAATATAATTATATAAAGGATTAAATGTAGCAAAAACATTTGAAGGTGTGTCTTTAGCCTGAGTGATTGTACCACTTGTTGTAAAGTTATTTGATCCTCCTCCAGAATCTAGGCCCATGTTTCCGGAGTTGTCCATTTTTAAAAAGAAACCATTTGTACCATATGTAACTGAAGGTGAAGGTTTTGGTTTCCATACACCGTTTGAATCTGATTGACCGAATGAAGTTGGTGCATAAGCTGTTCCATCTACAAAATTTACATGAGTCATTAAACCATCAAAAGTATTAGAGCTAGTATCAGGTCTGCCACCAATTCTTACTTCGTCTGTTGTGTTAAAATCCCCAGTAGATGTTGAAGTAACTTCATTTGTTTTAGTTTGTAAAACACCATTCAAATAATAATTCATTGTTGTACCATTTCTATTTACAACTACATGATACCAACCACTAACATCTCTTAAATATGCACTACTATCAAAACCCCATTGTTTATTAGTTAGATACCTATTATAACTTAAATCTCCAGTATTTGCATTAAATCTTATATCTTCAAAATCACTTGCACTTGTTGATGAACCTATTAAAAATTGTGTAGTTGATAAATTACTTTTTTTAACCCATGCAGAAAAAGTCCAAGTATTTCCATTTCCTGCACCACTTGGTGTTCTTGTTAAATATGCTGAAGCCATTAGTTAAATTGTCCTGCGTTTTGTATACCAACTTCTGACGTTAGAGTAAAGGCTTGGTCAGCCGTTTGTCCTTCTGCATCTGTTGCTCGAACAGTAAAACTGTATGCAGTCTCACTTGAGATAGTTGGCATTGTTCCTGATAGCACTGCTCTGTAAGTAGTACCACTAGGGTTAGTTGTAGATCCGATTGTTACACCTGCAGGTAATGCTCCTGCAACAACTGTCGTTGCGATAGTTGTAGCACTATCTCCAACAACATCTAAATTATAAGATACAGAACCTGCTGATTCTGTATTTGCTAAACTTGTTGTAGTCCATACGGGACCATCTGAAATGACTAAATCTGTGCCACTTCTAACTGCATTACCATCTGGATTTGTTAATAAAATTCTAACGTTTTGTCCGTTTGTTAAACCTGTTGTACCTGTTGTAAAAGCAACTGATGTAGCACTTGTAAATGTAACTGACGTTGCAGTTTGAACTGCACCATTAGCTCTTTGTAATTCTATTTTTGGTATAGATGCAAAATTAGTTCCTGTTAAAGTAACTGTTCCTCCAACGTCTGCATCAATTGCAGAAGGTGAAATACCTGTAATTGTTGGTTGTGTTTCAGTTGGTATTGTAGCTGATCCACCTAAGGCAACAGCAACACCATTAATTGTAATTTGACCATTTGCTAAAGCAGAGTTTGGTATAACATCATTTTGAAATGTTAAACTATCACCAGCTTCACCAACTTGTAAGTTAGTTCCTGATTGTGGAATTATTTTATCTACTTCTATTGTACTCATTATATAATTACCAAATTACCTGTTACTGTTACAGTTCCTGAAACTGTTACTGGTCCTGCTAAAACTCCTGAGTCCATTGTTTGAACATCAGAAATTGTTGAAGAGTGTGTTGTTACATAAGTTGTAGCTGTCATACTTGCTGACGGTGCACGTTTTGCAGGATATGTACAAAATACAGTTTTAGTTCCTGCAGAAAAATTTACTTTGTTATCGGAGTTTGACGAAGAAATAATAGTGTCCCTTGATAAAGTATCAGGTGATGCATCTGTTACAGTTCCAGTACCAACTTCAAATTCTGCAGTTCCATCATTTGAAATTGCATAGAAGGTACTATTAGTAGTTCCAACACCAGATACAAAAGTTTCAAAACCAATTTCTGCTCCGGCTAAACTGAACGTACCAGTCCCTGTCGTAGTAGATGTTTCTTTAACTCTGTCGTTGAGTACAAATGCCATTACTATTTCCTTTTAATTATTATGCGTCGCCAAGTCTAATGATTGCATTAGAAGAATCAGCAGTTGGAAACTGAACAACGAAATCACCGTTGGTTGCAGTTTTTGTTCCGCCGAAATCTAAAACTAATACAGCTTCATTACTTGAACCTTTATAAATCAATGCCCCTGTTGATGATAACGTTACAGAACTAAAAGTAGAATCTGCAAAGTCAACGAATGCAACATTACTTGATACTGCTACACCATTATTAGTTAAAGTATTTCCACCTGCAGTATAGTTTGTTCCAGATGAAGAAACCTCATTGGAAGTTGTGTAAGCAGTTGTTGAAGTACTAAAACCAGTAATGTTAGTGTAAAGTGCAAGTTTAAAAGTTGATCCACCAGATGAATCAAAATCAAACGTACCACCAAGTAGGTTTGTTTTAAAAGAGTCAGGTACTATATTTGCCATTTTTTATCTCCTTAGATTATGATGGTGATTCAGATTTAAGGGGAGTACGAATGGTTCCATCTTCCCATTCATCCCGGCGTCTTCGACCTTGTTGTTCGATCGCGTACGATTGTAAAGCTCTCTTAAAAGATCCTTCGTAGTATTGTAACATATCTGCAGGACCTTTCAAGTATCCATATGCTTCTACCAGACAACCATACAAAAGTAAATCTTGATATTTATTACTTGTATAAGTCCCTTGAGTACTTCCCGGTGAAGCTGTTATTGAATCTGGTTGTTTTGTATAAGCTAAAGTTATTAAATTAGTGCTATTTGGAGTGGGTGCTACTACCCAATAATTAGCATCCCAGTTACCATAATATTTAGGTAATCCAGAAGCTGTTCCTGGAGTATTATAATACTCAGCCATAAAACTTGTATCTCTTTTTTCTAAAAAAGTTTGTTTACCATTAGAATCTGTTAATTGAACATATCTAATAAATCTTAAATCAGAGGGTATTGTAACATATCTACTACCAGCTGCTAAGTTTGAAGTTGCATAAAATCTATTGTCATCAGAATCTGAATCTCTGTAAATTCTATTTTCAGCATTTTTAATTATAGTTGATAAGATAGTATTTGATAATACAGTGTCATCTACTTCTGTGTAGTTTCTGATATCATCTTGTAAATTTGTTAATGTATATGCCATTATGGTGTTAGAGTAACTGGTCCTGCAGTTACAAACATTCCTCCTGATTTTTCTGTTACAGTTGCATTACTTCCGCAGTTAAAGCTGTAACTATTTGTATCAATAACTGTTATACTAAATCCTGAGCCATTTTCAAATAAAGAATACACCAGGCCTCCGGGGCTTCCATTTACATTTCTAAAAACAACAGTATCATTTGTTGCTCTTCCATGAGCAAGTTCTGTAACAATTACAGTAGAAGAACCTAAAGTTAAACTTAAAGGATTTCCAGGTAATAAATTTTCTGTTGCAGGTTCAACTCTTGCAGGTCTTGAATTCATCAAACCTTGAGGGTCACCTGTAAATCTTGTTGGTTGAATCTGTGGTTGTTTAGATTCAAATTCTGAAGAATGAACAAAACTACCATTCCATTCAGTTACCATTTCTCTATATGGAAATGCTAAACCTGATCTATCAGATATTGCCTGCGCATATTTTCCTCTAGATAATTTTGCCATTAGACTCCCGGATAATAAGTTTTAGGAGTAATAAAAGAACTAGATGAAGATCCATCTTCAGTTAAGGCTCTATTTAATTCATCCTCATATAACATTTTTAACATTTGAATTTTTTCTGGAGAATGTTTAACTGCTAAATAGTATGCAAGTCCAGCTACCATACAAGGTACAAATCTATAAGGTACATCTGCATCGTTAGTATAGTCTCCGGCATCTTGTATTCTTTTTACATAATAATAATTAAAAAATTTACCAGCTTGATCAGCCCCTGGTGTTAAATATAAAGTAACCGTAATCTTATCAATAAATCTTTGCACAAAATATTGTGTAGGTTGACCTGTAGAAGTTTTATTTGATAAAGCTTGATAAGTTGATCTGCTAATTTTACTAAGAGGTGTATCTACATTAGATGAGTTTCTATAACTAGCTTCTAAAATATCATCAACACCATAAACAGCTGTTGCATCTGATGTACCATCAACTGTTGATCTAAACATTGTATATGTTGCTTTATTATTAACTAATGTAATTGAATTGTTTGCAACTTCCCAATAATGCAAACCTCTATTGGCCCATTCTTGAAACATTATGTTTAAAGAACGTCTTGCACCTTTTAATTGATAACCTGAAACACCAGAAATTCCAATTCTTTCATAAGATTCTTCTACAATATCTGCAATAGAAAAACCTTTTTCAAAAATTGTAGTTCCAGAGGTAGTGTTAGCCATTTAGCCTCCTAGCCAGTGTATCCGATAGTAACAGATCCTGATCCAGTTACATCTGCATAGATAGTATTTTCAAATCTAATTCCGTTTCCAGGTACATAAAGATCTA